GGGGGCACCTGACGATATAATCAACAAGGTCGCACTTGAGGTTATGCGAGAGAACGAAGGCGTTGAAGCACAAACACGCATAGCGGAATTGCCTACGTTTAACACTGTACCGTTGCCAGATGATGCTGTTAGACTTGCAGACCATCAATGGGCAGAGCCGGGTACTATACCAGAGCGTATGGTAAATGTATTTGCTTATATGCTAGAACGTAACCTACGTATAGACGACATTGACTATCACTGGTCACCTAGCTTAGGATATCGTGATCGTCTTATTATTCCTTTCTACTATGAAGGACGTATTGTAGGCTGGACTGCTCGAGCTATTACACCTGACAAGAAGCCCAAGTATCTTACAGAAGCACAACCTGGATACGTGTTCAACTTAGATGAACAACGCCACACCAAAGTGTTTACTATCGTATGCGAAGGACAAATTGATGCACTACACGTAGAAGGTTGCGCACTAGGTGGCTCAGAAATTTCTGACCAACAAGCAATGTTGTTAAATAGATTACAAAAAGATATCATCGTTGTTCCTGATAGAGACAGTGCAGGTAGCAAACTTGTTGAACGTGCTATTGAATTAGGATACAGTGTAAGCATGCCTGACTGGGCAGAAGATATAAATGATATAGGTGACGCTGTACAAAGATATGGTAGACTGTATACACTACATAGTATTGCCACACAAGCAGATGAATCGCCGTTGAAAATTAGATTGAGAGCAAAAAAATGGTTTGGTTAAAAGACTTTATAACATGGCCGTGGCGCAAATATAAAGCCTGGAAGAAAAGAAAAGAAATACAAGAACGGGATCCTTTTATCTACAAATGATTACTTGGGGTATATCAGCAAACAGTCATGATGCTTCTCTAGCCGTGTTTACAAACACAGGAGTAGAGTTTGCAAGTCATAGTGAGCGATTTAGTGGTATTAAAAACGATCCACATCTAAATCAAGGATTAATTAATTACGCATTAAAATGGGGAGAGCCTGATGAAATTATTTGGTACGAAAGGCCTTTTAGAAAGAGCCTTAGACAACTTAGAGCAGGACAAGGTTGGAACTTTAGAGAAAATAATATACGCAGTTATCTTAGGTCCTACGGCATTACTGCTCCTATCAATTATACTAGTCATCACCATAGTCATGCTGCCGCTGGTTATTATACTAGTCCTTTCCGTGATGCTACTATTGTATGTCTTGATAGCATTGGAGAATTTGAAACTTTTACAGTTTGGGAAGGCAAGGATGATGTTCTAAAGAAACGTTATAGTCAAGGGTATCCTAACAGTTTAGGTCTATGGTATAGTGCTATGACACAACGTATAGGACTCAAACCTAATGAGGACGAATATATACTTATGGGTATGGCCGCATACGGCGATCACATGAAATATTATGGAGACCTTATAACCGACTTCTTTACTAAACTACCCGACAGTAAAGGATTAAAAATTAAATTTAAACATAATCTACACAGAGGATGTAAATGGTGGCGTCCTGATCTTACTACACAACAAGACATGTTTGACATTGCTGCTGCCACTCAAAAGGTGTATGAGGTACTGTTCGAACGAATAATACGCATAGTTTCATCTAAATACAAAAGTCGTAATCTTGTTCTTATGGGTGGGTGTGCTTTAAACTGTAGTGCTAATAGTATAGCCCAGAAATATTTTAATCACGTATGGATTATGCCTAACCCGGGTGATGCAGGGTCGAGCATAGGCGGACCTCTAGCCCATATGAAAAAACATATAGCATGGAAGCACCCTTACCTAGGGTATAATATAGAAGGAGAATACCCTGTTGAAGAAATCATCCAAGAACTCAAAACCACCGGAATATGTGGAGTCGCTAACGGCGGTGCTGAATACGGTCCTCGTGCTTTTGGTAATCGTAGCCTTCTTGCTGATCCCCGCGGCAAAGATATTAAAGACAGAGTCAACGACATCAAACAACGACAAAAGTTTAGACCCTTTGCACCAGCCATACTTGCCGAAACAGCCGGAGATTACTTCAACGGTTTTGCCTCCCCTTACATGCAATACACCTCTGTGTGTAAACGCCCAGATGAGTTTCCCGCCATAGTACACGCTGACGGAACTAGTAGGGTACAACTAGTAATGCCTAATACCCAAGGTACAGGCTTTAGAAAACTATTAAAAGCATGGGAAGAAGAAACAGGATGTCCTATGCTACTAAACACTAGCCTAAATATTAAAGGCAAACCTATGGTAAATGACTTGACAGATGCTCAAGAATTTGCTACAATGTATAAAACAAAAGTATTTACAGGATCGAAATGAGTAGACAGAATACAGACTACGGATACGATATACAGAAGGTATATCTAGAAATGTTTATGACAGACGCAGAGTCGTTTGTCAGATGTCAAGGTGTGTTTGATCCAAACACATTTGATCGTAAACTACAGGCACCAGCAAAGTTTTTAAAAGATTATGTAGAAGAGCATAATGCACTTCCTACATTTGATATGATCAATGCAGCCACAGATGGTAATTTAAAAGATCCAGGTACACTACAGGAGAACCACTATGATTGGCTTTTACAAGAATTCGAAACGTTTTCAAGGCACAAGGCGCTTGAAAAAGCAATCTTGGACAGTGCGGACTTACTTGAGAAAGGTGAATATGGACCGGTCGAGGACCTTGTTAAGAAAGCAGTTCAGATTGGCTTGCAGAAGGACTTGGGGACAGACTACTTTGCAGATCCGAGAGCAAGACTAGAAGCAATCAAAGACAAGAACGGACAGGTATCTACAGGTTGGCCAAGTCTAGACAAGAAACTGTTTGGTGGATTCAACAGAGGCGAACTAAACATCTTTGCAGGTGGTTCAGGTTCAGGTAAGAGTTTGTTTATGGCAAACTTAGGCGTGAACTGGTGTTTGCAAGGCATGAACGTAATGTACTTGACATTTGAGCTTTCAGAGAATCTAGTTAGTATGCGTCTTGATAGTATGACATCAGAGATTCCAAGTCGTGATGTGTTTAAGAGCATTGACGATGTTGAAATGAAAGTTAAGATGATTGGTAAGAAGGCAGGTGCATTCCAGGTCAAGTATATGCCAACTGGTAAAAACGCAAACGATGTTAGAGCATACTTGAAAGAGTATGAGATCAAGACTGGCAAGAAAGTAGATGTGTTGCTTATTGACTATTTGGATCTTATGCATCCAATTGGACAAAAGATTAGTGCAGAGAACTTGTTTGTTAAAGATAAGTATGTTTCGGAAGAACTGCGTAACTTGGCTATGGAACTAAACTGTATCTTTGTAACAGCATCGCAGTTGAATAGATCTAGTGTTGAGGAGATTGAATTTGACCACAGCCACATTAGTGGCGGTATTAGTAAAATTAATACTGCTGACAATCTCATAGGTATCTTTACAAGTCGTGCAATGCGTGAACGTGGACGATATCAAATACAGTTAATGAAGACACGTAGTTCAAGTGGTGTTGGACAAAAGATTGATCTAGGCTTTGATGTTGATACACTACGCATTGTTGACATTGGTGAAGAAGATGAACAAGCAACAGCAAGTGCAGGTGGTTCAAGTGCAAGCAGTATTGTTAATGCACTCAAGCGTACAAATGCTACACCAGGCAGCACAGGCACTGTAAGCGAAGATCCTGCAGAAGGTGATTCAGTAAGAAAGATTAGTGCTAAAACAGACAGCACTAAGTTGCGTGACTTTATTAATAATTTAGGAGATGAGTAATTGCAGATAGGACCTTTGTTTACAAGTTTTCTTGCTAGTGACGAAACTGAACACCTACTAGATCCAAATACTATTGCAAGCAATATCAAACGACTTCGTTTAGATAAAGCAGGATTTGGACAGATAGGAGGATGGCAAAGTGGATTCATGGATCCATGGGGCAAAGAACTTGCACCACTAACAGAAATAATTTGGGATAGAGCAAAGTACCTAGCATACAATCTTATCAAGATTAGACCTGAATACAAAATACGCATAGACAGTGCTTGGGCAAACATTAACGATCCTGATACTGTAGAGCAGATGCACAACAATCCTCCGCACCTACATGCAAATCAATTTATTAGTTTTGTATACTATGCAGAAGCATATGAGGACTGCGGCAGACTAACACTAAGTACACCTACAAGTGTACAAGAATACACAATGCCTAGACAAATGCTCAGTGAAGAACAAAACGAATTTAACTGTACACGGATGATGGTTTGGCCTAAGCCCGGATTGCTAGTGGCCTTTCCTAGTTATATTATGCATCACGTTGAAGCAAATAGAAGCGGCAAGACTAGAATTAGCATAGCATATAACATAGCACTGCCGCACCAAAACAACGAGTATGCAGGAGGAAGAATGGAATGATACAAATAGAAGATCACATAGCACAAGCTGATGGCGTATTAAATGCACAAGAATGCCAAGACATTATCGATCATTGGGAATTGCTGCACAGCAAAAATCTTAGTTGGACTAGAGCGCAACTACGTGATGCAAAACCTAGTCTAAAGAAAGATACCACAGTGTTTGCATTAGAACAACAGAGCATGAGACTTGCTCCAGACCAGCCTTGGTTAGACACATTCCTAGAACGCTTTTGGGATCAGTACGGCGTATATCTAGATCACTATGATACACTGCGCGACACAGCACAGCAATGGATTCGAGGCATGCGCATACAAAAGACCGAACCGGGTGAAGGATATCATGCTTGGCACTATGAGTCAGACGGCCACGAAAGGGCCAACAGAGTAACTGCATGGATGATCTATTTGAATGACAACTACACAGGTGGCGAAACTGAATTCTTGTATCAGCACAAGCGAGTAGAACCAGAACAAGGCAAACTGTTGATATGGCCTGCGGCGTACACACATGTACACAGAGGCAACCCTCCGCTTGAAGGCACCAAGTACATATTAACTGGATGGTGTGAATGGTAGAAGTAGAACGCCCTGAAGCAGTATACTTTCTGCCCAAAGGTCTTCCCCAAGACAAGATAGAACGCTTTCGAGATCACGGCACTGAACCTGATCTCATACCTTTGCTAGAGCAAATACTAGAACGCAAAACAGGAGATGTAATCACAGCAGGTGTATTTGTGGGAGGACTATTGCCCACATACACACGTCTTGCTCCGCATGTATGGGCGTGGGACTGTGTTAAAGAACACGTACACTGTACCAGCAAGATGTTAACACGCAATGGCATACGCAACTGCACACTGCGATTGGCTGCACTGGGAGACGAACCAGGTGAAGTTGAAGTTACCACAGGCTGCGAAGATGCACCGTGGTTGGGCGGAGAGTGCAGCATAGTAGAACAAGGCAAGCCTGTGAGTGATCTACTGAACTTTGATGGTTATGCCATGCGAACACAGACCGTGGCTCAGACCACAATTGACACGCACATTGATGAATACGGTACAGTTGCACTCATACAGTTGGACCTAGAAGGCTATGAACTAGCAGCAATCGTAGGAGCCCGAGCTGTTATAGAACGGGATCGACCTGTGCTCATACTAGAAGATCGTCAAGCACTCACACACGAACTGCTACAAACTTGGGGATATCGCTATCAAGGAACTCGCAGTGGAGATAGAATTTACATCCATCGATTGGATCTAGATAAATAATACACAGGAGAACACTATGGCAGAAAACACAATCTTCAAGATACTGAGCGCAGTCGACGTTAGCACCGGCGGATCAGACACACTGATCTATACAGTGCCAGAAGACAGTTTCCTAATGGGAACACTCAATCTAGTAAACAGAAACAACAGCTCACTTGAATTTCGTGTGGCAAGCAGCCAAGATGCTGTTACTCCAAGCGCACAAGACTACGTGGAATACGATGCTGACCTACTAGCATACGGAACAGTTGAACGCCAAGGATTGGTAATGCAGGGCGGAGAAAGCCTGTTGGTAAGATCAAGCCAAGGTGGATTGAGTGCAGTGCTTTGGGGCAGTGTAACATACGCTCCTAACTATGTAACAGATCGCGGCACAGGCGGCGCAGTTGTTACAACATTCTCTGTTGCCAATGGCGACTTCTCAATGGCAGCAAACGCACCACAGAGCGACACACTGTTGTTCAATGCTATTGGTGCTGCTATGGATGCATACCTAGAAAACCTTGTGGGCAACGAAACAATGAGAATCTTCTACGAAGAACCAGGTTTTGGTACATTCAATCAAACCAACAACTTCTACAGCTACAATGGTACAAACCAAATAGTGGTTACAGGTCCTGCGATCAACAACATCAACAGCAAAATTACTGCTATACAGATCACAGAAAACTAATAGACAGTATCACACTAGCGTAGACACGTATAATACAAGAAATCACACAACCACTGTTTAACACCGAAACAGTCGCACTGCAATAGCTCTGTCGTTATGGTTACACAAAAGATGGCGTTTTAACAGCGATCCTAGCCCTACACTAGCCATACAACAGCGCGAAGCGCCTGCGGTTGCGCTAGACCCTAGAAGCGCGAAGCGTTTGCGCAAAAAAGCCCAAGGCTGCGAAGCAGCAAGCAACGCTTGTATGCAAGCAAATTTTTAATCAACAACTACAGGAGTAAACGATCCCGCCGCACTAAGATATAGTAGTCCCAGCATGCGATCTCGATCTGAATCAAACAACAGTTCTGTCGCACTACACTGACAAGCGTCTATACCGTGCTGTAGATACAAGTCATTGGCTGCACAAAAGGTAACTGTTTCTTTGAGCGTTTGTGTACGCGGCTCTGGATCGTATATAAGTTTTAGTTTGAACATACACTACTCACAAACGTGTACACACTGTACGATCAGCTTGACTGCAAAACCTATATAGCATTTGGTATGCTCAACCTGACACCTGTTCAATCAGTGAATACATACAGTGTGTACAGTGTATTTAGTAGTGCGTAACTACCGTAGCGCACAGTTTAGAGGGGTTGTACTGCGTATATAATAAAGTACTGCGTACTTGCATACTCACTCGCGCTCGTATGAGTTGCTTCGCGTATACAGTATAGAGCTATAGTCCGAAATGGGGTCTGCAGCCAAAAAAAATTGCCGCGCAAAAAATTGTGGTGAAGTACTTACAGATTCGAGGTGGTGATTCTGCGTCGGTGCGTTTTTAAAAGCTGGTCATTAAGCGCAGCTAAGTTGTTGTTTTTAAAAGTCTTTTATACCCCACCGTACCCCTCCCGGTCTCGAAAAAAAAATATTTTTTTCTTTTTTCTTTTCAAAAAAAAAGGAGTAGTATTTCTACTACTCCTCCTGCGACCTGCTGTGGTGTCGCGCCACTTGAGTCTAGCTCAAACTGTTAGTCTGCTCTACTGCCCATGTATGCTTCAAAGCCATGCTTGCGCAGCACTTCAGCATATGCTCTAGCACCTACTTCCTTGCAGTCCATGCTCTGTCCTGCATGCTGTGCTGGATCCCATAACTGCATAGTCTTAGGACGGTAGCTGCTACGGAAGCCTACACTCTCTAGTGCCTTTGCTTCTTTGCTGTTAGTGCGTGTCACTGCTACATCAACCCAAGCAAAGCCACAGTACATTGGCTCACCGTATTGGTTACCGCCAGTCTTAGCATTCCATTCTGTTAGGAAGTCTGCTACTGCGTTCTTAGCTGCTTGTGTTGCTTCAGTGTGGATATCGATCATGTTCATTGTATTGCCCTCGTTTGTTTAACTTACTCTTATAGTATATGCTCTTAGGGGTCCTATGTCAACCCCTAAGTGCTCATTTTGTTTATGCTTCGTATACTGTTGGACGAGCGATTGAGTTAGCATCACAGTAGATGTTTAGCTCGTCTAATACTAGTGTAAGGAAGTTGTACTTCTTCTGTGCT